ATACGGGCCTTGTCCTGGTGGGTGTGGAGCAATTTTAATATTTTCTTAAATAAAGGCTTCATTCCAGTTTCTGCAAACACCCTGCATAAGAGCTCAAGTTGGGCCGCCGAAGCTGCCACAGTGGCCGAAACTGCCGCTTTCGTCGATGATTGAAGCGCACTTGGATCTAAACCGAGTGACGCTTTGCTCATTCCGGTCCTGTCACCTTTTACCTCATCTAAATAGTCGAGCATCGGGAATCCTTCCTTCCCGTTGAAAGACTTATTGAGCTCTCCTATCATTCCGGGAGCCCTGGTGCGGATTACTTTTCCAACGCGATTAGAAGTTGCATCGTCGAGGCTGACCTGGCCCTCCACCAGCCAGGTATCCGGGTGTATACTCTTGGCGAGCGAGTCAAGCATATTCCGCATCACGGAGGACTTTATTTTCTGAATGTCCATTGTGAGATCCGCCACGGAATGGCCCTTCCAAAGGTGCGGCTCTTTGAATCCAGAAAAGATTTGAAACGGTACAGCATTAACTGGAGAATGATGTAACAATTTAAAATGAGACCCAGCACAACAAAAACGCCTGAGAGACGCGATTCCTGAACCTCCGAAATCCACTTTTGCAAATGCCTCCACATAGAGGACCCTTTTATTCGCTTCTCCTGCGTCCAAATGATCTGCATAATTACCCAATGGGTTGCGTGATAGCAACTCCGTGTTCGTGCCGAAAGAGTCTTCATCTCCGGCCAATTCGAGCATAGATTCATACGAATACCCCATTGAGGTTAATTCACTGACAGTCAGATATCGCCTATGTCCACAAATAGTGAATTCATCTTCTCCCAGGCCCTTGGCCCGGCGATCTATTATGAATTCTTCCGGAGGAAGGGCTTCAATCGTTATCCTGCCTTCAACCTGGAGACGGCGGATCACAACATCGTGCAACTTTGGGGCTTCCATTTCCTGCTGTGGCGCGGGCTGCGGTCCGCCGGGAGAGATCGGTTGTGGAGGCGGTGGAACAAAATTTGGATCTGGATATGATGAAAGTGAAGAACCTTCTATGTCTGGATCCGAAAGTAATGCCTCCAGGCTAATATCATCCAAGCCTGTATACTCTTCGTGCTCTACTTCCTCGCGTCTTTCCCAATCTACTTTTGCAATCCCCACCCTCTTTACCAGGGCATCACGGAATATATTGTAAAATACGGAAAAACCTTCGTTGTCCTGGCCAATGCAAACCTGGTTTACAAAGTCCGTCGCTTGCTCTGCCATCTGAACATCCTCGGGTCCTCGAGGTACAAACTCAACTACCTTCTCTGATCCAAAAAACGTCCTCATAATCTGCGGCATCATCAGCGCCACAGTGTCGCGAACATCTCTCGATACTACCTGGCTGCGCCCGTCTTCCTCATTGCCGAATGGACGCCCCTGGAAATAGTCGTTTGCCTCGTTACGGTCAAGAGCTTCAGTCTGGTCAATATAGTCCTGGGCATCCTCGATAAGCCCTGCCACTAAAGACTCGAGCTCGTCCTCATCCATTGGCTCATCACCCGCCAATTCTATCTGCCTTGCTTCGAGCTCTGCTGTTTGTTGTCTTATCTCAGCGTCGGTAAGGGCCATATATCTTGCGTTGATAGTATTGAGAATTGGTCAAGTTGTATGACCAATTTAGATATGGAGGTACATTAACTCGAAGACATCTTAATGTCAAGATTTAAAGGGGGCTGAGAGAGTTCATTTCGGAAACCTACATGATTCCTACATGATTCCTACATAAATGGTGGTCCTAAAAACCAGACCACTAATGAATATCTAATTCCTTTTGTCACAGGAGCAACCCTATGTTCCATATCAGAAGGAAATATAATAATCATTCCTGTCTTATTAAATTCTGGTGTATGAATTTCACATTTTCCTTCATAAAGAGTAGCAAACTGAAATTCTCCTCCCTCATAATTATCATTCAAAAGAACAGTCATTGATAATTTTCTAACTCTGCCATGCTTGAATTCATTCTCTGGTTCATCATATGCCGATAGATGATCACCCTTACCATCTTTATGAAAATAGTAAAATCCACCTTTTTTATAACGAGTTATTTGCATACTTTCTGCAGCCGTAATATCATATTTCCAACCAGCCTGTTCATTTGCTTCTTCCATATATGGCCAAATTGTATCACATATCCATTGGTCATGAGTCCATACAACATCACTTATTCTTACTTTTTTATCTGTGCCAGGGGGTGCTTTTGAGCCAGTTATTCGTTCTTCGTCTGTATAATCTTTTTTGAGATCTACTCTTGACTCCTTCCACTTACCTTCCGCTGAATTTCTTATTTTATTACAGGTTTTTTTGGTTAATCCTTCTACATAATAAAACTCATTTGTATTGTACATATTAGGTTCCTTTCTTTTTTAGGGAAAAGTGTTACCGCGTTACCCGGTAACGAATAGTAACGAATTTTAAACTATTCCGGAGATTGTAAAGGAGCAGAACGCCCAGTCATTTAGCTCGTTGTAACCGCTCAGAAGATATCTATCCTATAATGCCCAGAGGTGATTAACCGTCTATTAGTTAAGACATAGAGGAAATAAATAAAACTTTTGGTCAATCCGTAGTTTTGAAAAAATGTGGGCATTTTGCTCCTATACAATCCCCTTGATCTCTCTTATGAGGGGCTTGTTCCAGGGGATTCCCTTCCTGGATGCAAATGAACTGAATGTGAGAATGAGAGCGTCCGCTGCATCCGGAGATGCATTGCGGCCAAGACGTCGGCGGATCTCGTCCTTGGACTCTACCTTGATCTTGCCAGTGGAAGAGTAATTGAAACGGACTGAACAGAGCTCTGCAATTAGTTGCTCATCATTTGGGATGACTACATCACGCCCCTCGAACCATAACTTCGCTTTCTCCCATAACTCGGAGCGGAGGTTAAGATGCTGCCCCCTAATCGAGGGGGCCTCAGAAACATTTACTCCCAGACAATCCACACCATCGGAAAGTAACTTATCTACAACCCCCGCGCCGATTCCAATGCTGTCAATACAACAATCACCAATCTCGTACTTCTTTTTCTTGAGTTCATCCATCTCTGCCCTGACCCATCCTGCTACTTGCATTGTGTCCAAACCTCGTTTGCACTTGACTTGACCCAATAAGGTATTACCCTGGCGGAGGGCGATAGCGGAGCTATCCTGACCAAACCGGGCTACATCAACTCCAATCGTTACCGGGCCGCCAATTGGATCTACCTGGCGATTAATCGATGCCTCCACCAGATGACGCGGAATTATTGCATCCTCATCTGTCTCCGGGAAGAGGCCTAGGACCCTTACGCGATATTGATTGGAATTTTCTGAATAACGAGATTTGATTTCTTCAATAAACTTTTTTGAAACCCTCTTTGAATCTAAACAGGAAATGCGCCGGGTCTCCCAATCTCGAGCAAGCTTATTGTGGGTGTCGTAGAAGAACCCTGTTGCTCGAGTGCCGTTACCTAACAGTAAAGTCGTCGCGTGCTCCCCAGATTGCGATGATGCTGCACTCTCAAATATCTGGGCCGGGATAGCAGAACTTTCATCGCAAACTAAAAGCACGTTTTCAGAATGAATTCCAGCCAATGTCTCGGGCGATTCTTTGGCGCTCACGCGGAACGAAATGAAACTTTCGTTGGGTGCAGCCCTTAGTCTTACTTGCTCGGAAAGTACCTCTAGTTGATCTTTTATGACGCCAGGGAGAACAGTGATCCATGCACGGATCTCAGAACCCAATGCGTCATGTAATTGGGAGTGCGAAGGGGCCGTTACTATCGTCTTTTGTGGAAAACGGAAGATCATATGCCATATTGCTACCCAGGACGCACAACAACTTTTGCCCACCCCATGACCCGAAACACAACTTATACGCCTTTTTTGTGAGTCATATTTGCCAGCGCCCGCAACCATATCCAGAACATCACCTTGCCAATCATCTGGAGTGGCTCCCAGGATCTCCTGGACAAATAAATTCGGGTTGTTGACGTAGCGCTTCTGGAACTTTGCCAGGGTGGAAGCTAATTCATTTTTTTTCATGACCTCTTTTGGTGGAGAGAATCTTGTTCCGTTCAAATCTCATTCTATGACGGTGAGAAACTTCCCTGCATAATTCATCGCCAGGGTGGGGGAAAGACCTTATTTTTAACTCTTCAATTGTTTTTCCTGTTACAGTCCAAACGTAGTGTTCATCCATTTTTCACTCCTTATGTCTTTTATAATATTTAAATGTATTTTCATGGAGCAGCCTCAATCGCTCCAGGTGCTCCTTTATCCTGTTTTCCTTCTCTATCCTTCCAAATATTACTACCTGTCTTACTATCCTCCTGATATTCTCCATATCGTTGTTTTCTTCACTCATTATCTTTCTCAGTTTTTTCCATTATTCAAATGTGCCAAGAGTTGCCAAAGCTAAATTAACGAGCTCTTCTCTCTCAATTGCTTGCAAGTGCTTCCATTGCCCGGAGTCTTCAAGTCTCCAATTAGACTGTTTGCAGACTTCTTCAATTAATATCTCTACATCGGATACATTGTTCCACCATGTAATCTCTTGATCTATTTTTGTTAGCATTGGACCAGTGCATATTTGCAGTCATTTGATGCAGATTAGGAACTCAGAGACAGCTTGGATATTGCTTGACCAGGTATGAATTGGGAAATTATTTTACAGGATAATGCTGGAACATCTCCTGAGAGGTAGATCTCCCACTGGCTTGATCTCTGAGCTCCTGTAATTTTATAAATCTTTCTTCTCAATGATAATTTTACTTCCACCTCTCACCATGAAAAACATAACCCAGAATAGACAAACCATTCCGGTGGCAACTCCAAAGATATAGGAGAAAACAAAATACCAAACTATTGTGCTATCAATTAACATAATTTTTTTTTGAAAAATTAATCCAGTGAGTATGGTGACCCTGCTCTCGCTCCCGCCCCCAACATATAGCGAAGGGGGGCCAAAAATGCAGCAAAAGTGAGGAACATCGGGTCAACAACCCTATGCTCCCCCTCGTAACCCGTTGCTATTGCTG